CCTCCCCCCGCCGTAGCTGCACCCACCCTCCCGTCGCGCACCATGCCCCCGGCTCGCGCATCCGGCACAACTATCGCGTCCGCTGAGCAGCTGGGCGGACGCGACAGCAATCACGTCGTCATCGGCGGCATCACCCGCGACCGTCGCAGCACGAACCCGCGGCACTGCATCGGGTTTCGGATCGAGACGGTCAGCCGCCACACCCCGACCGCGATCTATCCGCACCCGACCACCGTCCAGCTTTCCGAGACGATCTATGCGCGCCGGGCCGATGCTCTGGCCGACATGCAGCGGGGCAGGGCTTCGGCTGATCTGATCTCGCAGCGGGTCATCGATTGCGCGACCTCGATCGACTGCCTGTTCTTCGGCAGCAACTATTTCGAGGCTGATCGGGATGCGCATCGGGCTCGGGTTCGGGGTCGTGCTCGCAGGTGGGCAGCATGAGCGCCCGTCGTTTCCAATTCACCGTCGATCACATGGTTGGCCGTCGCGAGATCGAACTGGACGTCACCTACAGCATGACGCCGCCGGTAGCCGCAACCTATTGGCAGCCCGCTGAAGGTGCCGAGGTCGAGATCGTTTCGGTCAAGCACGATGGCGCTGATTTTGCCCTTTCCGACGAGGAAGATGAGGCGCTCCTTGAGCAGGCTAGGGACCGCGCGCTCGAGGATTGGGCGGACGATCGGGCCGACGAGCAGGATTGGCGCTATCAGGAATATCGCGACCTCCTGATGGAAGCGCGATTTGAGCGGGAGCAGGGCGCATGACCCGCCCCCTCATCTCCGAAGCCGCCATCGCCGCCCGCATGGCCGAAAACCCCGGTCTCGGCGGCGTCCAAGCCCGCAACGAATTGCTGGCCGAGCGCCACATGCAGCGCCTCGCCCAACGTCACCGCTACAGCAGCAGGAGCTTCGTATGAACGCGATCCGCCCCATCCGCATGCCCGCAGCCAGGGCAGTCACCTTCAAGGCTTGGAAAGCCGCAGTAGGAGGGCAGGGCTTCGACCGGTTCGAAGCGCACCCGCACGATCTGCCGGCCCATGTCGCCAGCATCGAGGAGGCGGCGCAGGCTGCATCCGACTGCCTGAGTCACAAGGAATCGATCATCGTCCTGCGCGCCGACGCGGCGCTGCGTCCCGAGCGGCGCAACCTGGTTAGCGTGTTCGTCGTGAAGAAGCGCTCGCAGCGCAAGTTCATCCGCCTCGCCGATGGCAGCACCGGACGCGAGCCGGAGTTCTACCCCGATCTGGTGTCGCAGTTCTGCGTTCACGAGGGTTTCGAGCCGGTGCGTCCGTGGCGGGCCGAGGATGGCAACCCGGTCGGGTGCGATCTGACGCTGGTGGAGGGCTGAGCAATGACCCTCTCCGACCGCCTCTGCATCGCGCTGTCGATGGCCCTGACGATCTGCGCCGCGCTCGTGGTGTTGAAGGGGCTGACGACGTGAGCATCACCCAACCCGCAACACTATTCGAAGGAACCGACATGGCCACCGCAGCAGCAGTGAACGACACCGAAGCCCAGCCCAGCACCGACATCGCCGTTCTGGTCGCCCACAACCCTTCGCTGGTTCTCGCGGACGAGGCCAAGCGCGCCGATCTGCTCGGCCATATCCGAAGCGAAATCGCCGCCTTCGAACCCGACCTGTCGACCGCGAAGGGCCGGGATGCGATCAAGTCCTTCGCCTACAAGATCACGCGCACGAAGACCGCGATCGACGATGCCGGCAAGAAGCTGAACGAAGAGGCGAGGGCGCGCATCAACGCGGTCGACGCTGCCCGGCGCGAGGTTCGCGAGGAACTGGTCGCGCTGGCCGATGGCGTCCGCAAGCCGCTCACCGAATGGGAGCAGGCCGAGAAGGACCGGGTCGAAGAATGCCGCGAGGCGATCGAGGCATTCAAGAGCGCAGCCGTGGTCAGCCTGGACGACACCGCCGACACCGTGCGCGAGCGCGGCAAGGAGGTCTGGAACCGGGCGATCGACGCCGACCGGTTTAAGGAGTTGGCCGACGAAGCCACCGCGGCGAAGGCTGCGACCGTCGAAACCCTGAAATCTGCGCTCGCCCGGCTCGAGCGGGAAGAGGCCGAACGCGCCGAGCTCGAGAAGCTGCGCGCCGAGGCTGCCGAACGCGAGCGTGCCGAAGCCGAGAAGCGTGCCGCCGAAGAGATCGAGCGCCAGCAGGCCGAAGCCAAGCGTGCCGAGGACGAGCGCAAGGCCGCCGCGGAACAGGCCGAGAAGGACCGTATCGCCGCCGCCGAGCGCAAAGCTGCCGAACAGGCGTCGCGCGAAGCCGAGGAGCGGCACCAAGCCGAACTCGCCGCCGAGCGTGAACGCGCCGCCGAGGTGGAACGTGCCGCGCAGGCAGAACGAGACCGCCTCGCTGCCGAACAGGCACAGCGCGAAGATGCCGAGCGCGAAGCTGCTGCCGAACAGGCCGCGCGCGAAGCCGACCAGGAGCATCGCCGCAAGATCAAGACCGCCGCCAAGGAGGCCCTGATCGAATGCGGGCTGACCGAGGATGTCGCGATCAAGGTCGTGCAGGCGATCATCGCCAACGACATCCCCAACGTCTCGCTGAGGTTCTGACCATGACCGACAACCCATTCGAGCGCGGCTATGTCGAGCCCACGCAGACCGAGGAAGTGGCCCTCGACGACGAGCCAGTCGCGACGAAGCCGGGCAAGGGCATCGTCTACCACAACGACCTGATCCAAGGTTCCGAGGAATGGCACGCCGCCAGACTGGGCCTGCTCACAGCTTCCGAGATGAAGCTGATCCTGACCCCGACGCTCAAGCTGGCGAACAACGACAAAACCCGCGCCCATGTCTGGGAAATCGCTGCCCAGCGGATCAGCGGCTACGTCGAACCCAGCTACATCGGGGACGATATGCTCCGGGGTTGGGAGGATGAGATCACCGCGCGCGATCTCTATTCCAAGAACTTCGAGCCGGTGGAGGAATGCGGCTTCGTCACGAACGACAAGTGGGGCTTCACGCTCGGTTATTCGCCCGACGGTCTGGTCGGGAAGCATGGCCTGATCGAGTGCAAATCCCGCCGACAGAAATTCCAGATCCAGACCATCGTCGAGAACTATCGCGACGGCTCGGCGCCGTCTGACTTCCTGCTGCAAGTGCAGACCGGCCTCATGGTCACCGAGCGCGACTGGATCGACCTGGTCAGTTTCTCCGGCGGGCTTCCGATGATCCCGATGCGGATCGAGGCGGACGCGGAAATTCAAGCCGCGATCATCACCGCCGCCACCGATTTCGAGGCGAAGGTGAAGGAGGCGATCGCAGATTATCACGCCGCGCAGAAGGCTGGGCTGCGGCTCGTGCCGACCGAGCGCACCGTCGAAGTGGAGATGTTCTGATGACCGTCATTCGTGTGATCGACTTCGAGACGACCGGGACCGAGCCGCCTGAGGCTGAGGTTTGCGAGGTCGGTATCTGCGAACTCCACCTTGAGGACCGTCGAGTTGACGAACCGAAGGCGTGGCTCTGCGGCGTGTCCTCGATGCCGCCGGTGGTCCGCGCGGTTCATCATATCTCGCTCGCTGAGTGCGAGGGCAAGCAGCCGTTCAATGTCGGGATGGTGATGGCCGAAGGTATCTCTGCGATCGCCGCGCACAATGCCGAGTTCGAAACCCAGTTCTTCGAAGCGCCGGCGCCTGTCATTTGCACCTACAAGGCCGCGCTCCGAGTCTGGCCCGATGCGCCCAGCCACAGCAACGGCGCGCTGCGCTACTGGCTCGAGGATCAGGGCAAGATCGCGCCCGACCATGCGCTGACGCAGCCCGCACACCGCGCAGGCCCCGATGCCTACGTCACCGCGCATCTGCTGCTGGCGCTCTTCAACGAGGGCATCACCGGCAAGGACATGGTCGCGTGGACGAAGGAGCCTCGCCTCCTGCCGCGCTGCCCGATCGGCAAATTCCGCGACAAGCCGTGGCCCGAGGTCGAGGCCGGTTTCCTCGGGTGGATGCTGCGCCAGGAATCGATGGAAGAAGACCTGAAATGGAACGCGCGCCGCGAGATCGATCGCCGCGCGGATGGTGGCAAGTCATGAACGAGGAGTGGCGCGCGATTGTCGGCTTCCCGGCATACGAGGTGAGTAATCTCGGGCGCGTTCGGCGGATCGTCGAAAGCGTCAACGGGCACCTTCCGAAGGTCTTGAAGCCTTGGATCAGCAACAAGGGCTATTCGCTCATAACGCTATCCAGCGGCAAGCAGGTCCGGAAGCAGATCAGCAGGTTGGTTTGCGAAGCCTTCCACGGCCCTGTGCCTAGCCCTGAACATCAGGCGGCTCACGGCGATGGCGATCCTTCGAACAACCGCGCCACCAATCTCCGCTGGGCCACTCGCAAGGAAAACATGGCCGACTGCCTTCTGCACGGCACGAGGGCGATGGGCGAACGACACGGGCGCAGCACGAAGCCGGAGCGCACACCGCGCGGCCAAGCTCACGGCGGCGCCAAGCTCTCCGAGGACGACGTGCGAGCAATCCTCGATGCGCCAAAAACCTACGGTTCCGGTGTCCGTCTCGCCGCACAATACGGGGTCACCCCCGGAGCTATCTGCCTCATCAGATCACGAAGAAACTGGAGCCACCTATGAACACGACCACCGATATGAGCCAAGTGATTGTCCCTCGCAGCGACCAGATCAACGCCGACGATTTGATCGCCGGGCCGATGAATATCACCATCCGCGATGTGCGGATCAGCGGCGGGCAGGAGCAGCCGGTCAGCATTTTCTTCGAGGGAAGCGACAAGGCTTTCCGCCCCTGCAAGTCGATGAGCCGTGTCTTGGTGCAGGGCTGGGGTCCGGACTCCTCGAAATACGTCGGACGCAGCCTGACCCTTTACCGTGACGCCTCGGTCAAGTGGGCAGGCATGGAAGTCGGCGGAATCCGCATCAGCCACATGAGCCACATCGAAAGCGAGAAGCTGATGATGCTCACCGCGACGAATGGCAGCCGCAAGCCGCACAAGGTGAAGCCTCTGGTGATCGAACAAGCCGGCGACCCCGCGCGCGACGCCGCCGACAAGATCATCGCCAACATCGAACGCGCGCCAGACCTCGAAAAGCTCGACGCCTACATCGGGGGCAAACCTTCGACGGTGATCGAGGATTGGGATGAGGACCGGCCCGATCTCGCGCAGTCGGTTCGTGCGGCCCTGACTGCCAGGCGCGAGGCTTTGGCGCCGGGTGAGGGCGGTGAGGCGGCTGACACCGACGAGCCCGCGTCATGAGCCGCTCCTTCCGATCAAGCCGCCCGGACAACTGGACGATGCCCCGCGCGTCGCAGGACGCGAGCCTGCGGATGATGAAGCACGGTCGGCTCAAGCCGATGGAGCAGCCGGGGTTCTTCGCTCGACTGTTTG